GCCAACATGGTGAGGCGTGCAGCCCGTCAATGGGTTGTTGAGCAAGGCGTGTTCGATGCCGATGCCATGTCCAAGTTGGCACAAGGTGTCGATGGTGAGTATGTGGAGGTTGAGCTTAGTCCTGGTCAGACATTGGCTGGGAGCATTATGGCTGTGCCACATAATCCTGTACCAGCCGAGCTTCAGCAGTATGTGAATCAGGTCAATGACGACTTTCAGCGTGGCTCAGTGATGGCTCCGTTTACACGGGGTGAGGCGACCAAAGCGACTGCGACTGAGGTAACGGCTTTGGCGGCTTATTCCTCATCGGAAGTTGGGCGTTTGGCCAGAGAGCGTGATGCGATGATTGAGCATCTTTCGGCTGTATATGTGTCTATGATGCAGGTCTTTTTAACTGAAGATGCCGATGTGATTGTGCTTGATGGGGCTACACAAATCCTTAAAGGGGAAGATTTAGATGGGGACTTTGGCATTTATGCTCAGGATATGGGCAGCACACCCGTCAGTGACAACATTAAGAAACAAGAGTTTTTGAATATATTGCCTGTGCTGCAACAACTTGGTGTACCAAATGAAAAGCTGCTCGAGCAGATTGTGCGCAACTATGACTTGCCAGAAGATTTACTAGATGTGCCAGCCCCAATGCCAGCTGCCATGCCAGAGTCACCACAGCCCGCAATGGGTATGGGAGCAGGCAGTGTGAATCCAATGGCCGCAGCAGCAGTCGGAATACAACAACCCAGCCCACAGAACATCAGCAGGATACTACCCAATGTCTGAAATTAAAGCCAAATACAGGTTTATGACCTACAACGAATTCAAAAGCAGTCGGGGCCTTAGCCCTAGACGCTACCATTGCCGTGCAGAAGAATGTGATACCATGACCTATGTGTGGTGGTATGACATTAACGACATGACTTTTAAGATTCCTTGTAAAGGCTGTGGGCATGATGCCGGATATGTGGCGGGTAAGCTGCGGCCAATACCTGTGAATGGCATTAACCAGAAAGGGTATTACGACAAGGCACTGGGTCGATACATCGAAAGCCATGAACACAAAGACAAGGTCATGGCCGAGCTTGGTGTGCGCCCTGTTAGCAATGAAGAAATCGAAACGAACATGCAAGAGCAGATTAATGATGCTATTGACCATGAGCGTCAGGTGCAAACATTTACCCGCACCATGAAAGAAACAAACTCATTTGCCGCAGCGGCAAGATCAATCTCGGAGGAATAACATGGGAATGAATCAAATGGATATGGGCATGATGCCAGAAACAGATGCCAGAGAAAAGATGCGTAAGGCTGGAGATCGTGTTGATTTTGAGATCGAAAGCGTCATGGCAATCGAGCTACCAGAGGGCCGCTTCAGTGAGCGCATGCTGAACAGACTGGTTGATACACTGAACAAGTATGCACCCATAATGGAATTTGAAGCCATTGAGCGTGTGAGCGGTGATCAGACCCAGTTTCCAATGGAGCTTTTGCAGATGGTTATGGCCATTGCTGCGGCTGCTGAAGATGCTGGCATGGACTTTAACATTGACTTGGCTGAGATGAAAGAAGATCGTGACCTTGCTTCAGTGATTGGACAGCTAGATAAGTTGGTCAAGAATGCTGAATTCAAAAAGTTTTTAGAAGAAGAAATCTTTGGTGAAGCCGAAGAAGCAATGGGCGAAGCCCGTGAAGAAGTCGAAGTCGAAGAAGAAGTCGACATGGATGAAATGTTTAAGCGGAGAATGTAATGGATACAAAAACACCAACCACAGAACAATCGGTTAATACAGAAACGGTAGCACCTGAGCAGGCTGAAGCACCTGAACCTAACGGTTTGATCACAGAGGAGCCGAAATCGGGTGCTACCCCCAAACTTGATGAGTACGAGCAGCGCATCGAAAGCCTGCTCAATGCTCATGAGCAACGCAAAACCAAGAAAACACAAGACGAAGAAGAAACCACAAAGGCAGAAACACTTCGTGAGGGTGAATCTTGGCAGAGCGTTTTAGAGTCTGCGCCAGACGATGTGCAGCGTGCAATGGCCAGCCTGCGTGCCGACTATACTCGCAAGACACAGGAACTGGCCCAGCAGCGTAAGGAACTGGCACGGCAGCAGAAAGCCCTGACTGAAAGTGAGGCCTACCAGAAAATAACCGAACTGGCGAACAGCGATAATGTTGAGTTTGATCCGTTTGATCCGCAGTCGTTTAATGCCTATGTCAACAAAGTTGTGGCTGAACGCTTGTCCAGTATTCTTGAGCCAATGCGCCAAGAGCAGATGCAGTTTCAGGCCCAGAGTAAACTGGAGGCTTTTATGACTGAGCATCCCGAGCTTAAGACCGACCAAGAGTTTCGCAAGGAAGTCCACCAGACGCTCCAAGCCAATGAGCATCTTGACCTTGAGGCTGCTTATTGGATGGTACATGGTCGCAGGGCAAAAGCTGCGGAGGCTGTACAGACCCAGCGTGAGCAACGCACAAAGAAAGCTGCACGGGCAGCAGGTCTTGCTGTAGGCTCAGGGCGTAAATCTGGCGTGACCATGCCCAGAGATACCAAGATGAACGCATGGGACATTTACAATCATATCTTGCAACAAAAGTAATTTTGATGTATACAATCTTTGATGAGGCCCCCTTATGGGACACGCCATATTCACAGCCCCCGTATGGGATACGCTGAACTGAAACCTTAATCTTTAATTTTTACTGGAGAGAGCGATGGCTATACAACCAGATATTTTAGCGTCGACCCTGCGTATCCTCCGTGATCGAGAAGTGGATAACACCTTCCGTGCAATCCCTCTCCTCGATGCGGTTCAGCGTGCAGGCAATGTCGAGCAATCCGATGGTGGTCAGAAAGTTGACTGCCCAACAATCCTCACTGAACACTCAAACATCACCCAGCTGAGCACTGGCTATGAAGCCGTAAACCTTGCTGTGCGTGATCCACTTCGTACTGCGACTTACAACTGGTGCGACTTTGTTGCGCCTATCGTCTTGACGGAAAAGGAGCAACTGTCCAATAAAGGTGACCGTGCGGTCATCAAAATTGCAGAGGCTCGCCTTAAGTCTGTTATGGGCATGCTTCAGCGTGAATACTGTAAGCAAGTCGTTGCTGGTACATCAACTGTTCTTACCGAACTTGAAAGCCTTAACGGTGCTACACAAAACGGTACTCGTGCCAATGGCTGGTTTGATACTTTAGCTTTTGGTGCTCAGACTGCAACCGTTGGTGGCATTGCTAAATCAGCATATCAAACTTCATGGCAGAATCAATTTGTAAACTGCTCAGTAGATATTGGTGGTTCAAGTGGTGGTACCTATGATCCAACAGGTGCACAGTTATTTCAATCAATGACACGCGTATTGATTGACAGTCAAATCTATGCACCAGAGGGTGAAGTTGACATTATTCTTGCGTCACCAAACAGCTATGAACTTTACAAAAATAGTTTGTTTGCACAAGAGCGTTATACTTCTATGTCTGAAGAACGAGATATGGCTGGTAAACTTGGACTGTTGTTTAACGGTGCAATGATGTACATTGATCCGAATCTTCCAATTACTGGTGTAGACTACGATGATGGTTCTGCCCGTACCAATGGTAAGATTTCAATGTATTTCTTGAACTCTAAACTGTTCAATGTGTACTTTGATAAAGATGCTTATTTTGAGCTTGGTGATTATGAGCGCATCAGCGGTTATGCTGCTATGGCTGCTAACATCATGGTTCGTACACAGATTACCACTGCTAACCTTTCAGGTCATGGTGTTATTATGAATGGGGAGAAAAGCTAATGTCTAGTGCAAATGTTCTTCAAAGCCTTAATACCTCAGCGGATGGTGCTGGCGTTACCAGCTCTAACCGTCGAGTTTCCGAAATCTTTATTGCCAGTGAAAGCCTTGCTGCCAATACTGTTGTTTCCTTAGACCTTGCTCAGTCTGATGCCAGCGATAAAGCACTCTATGTAAAAACAGCAGACACCACTGACGCTTGTCCTATTGGTGTTATTGAGCAAGATTACGCTGCTGGAGAAGATGTAACCGTTATTCTTCGTGGTATTGTTGATGCTAAAGTAAACAGCACCAATCCGACATACACTGACATTGCTGTTGGCGATGCTCTTGTATCTCAAATTGCTGGTGGTGTGCTTACTGCTGCAGGTATTGATGAAGCTGGTTCTGCAGCTTTTAATCTTAAAGCCGCAACAGCAATTGCATTGGCAGCAAGTACAAATACTGCGGAAACTATTAGCGTATTTGTTATCAAAAACTTCTAATTTATCCTAGTTAGAGTTTGTTGCCCTGCCACTTGTTGCCCCTCGTGGCAGGGCATTTTTTTAAGGAGCACCCATGCGTTTGTCTGAAATAAGAGATTACATCACCAACATATTGGACTATGACCCAGCCAATACCACTTTTGACGGGCAGACAGACGACATTATCAATGACTGCTACCGCAGGTTGTTTGCTGAAAAGCCGTTCTTGTTTGCTCAGAAAGAGGCTAAGGTTACAGCATATAAAGATGTAGAAGTGCCTGTTATACCAACGGGCTTGAGCAACATTATGATTACAAGTGCGCCTAACTTTTTCCCAGAATGGATTGAGGGCCACATTGTAGCTTTTGATGGTGAAGAACTTACCGTCTTGTTTCGTTTGAATCCAACAACCATTTATGTAGACAAAACTTTCGATGCATCTGCCGCAGCAGGTACGGCTACATTTAAGATGCGGTACATAGACATGCCGCAAGACTGTACACAAATCCTACAGGTGGCCAAGCGCAGCTTAACCATTACACCTGTAGAACCTGGTCGGATGATACCGTTGACTCGCTATGAAGATGAGTGGTGGAACTTGCCGCTCGATGAGGTCAACATGCCATATTACTGGGTGCAATACGATGACTACAACATTGTTGCGCCTCGTAGGGTGGCTGCTGCTGGGTACACTGTTGGAGCAGGACAAGGTGTCCGTACGATTGATGTGGCAATGACCTACCAATATGGTGTGGGTGCTACTTACCGTGAAAGTGCCATATCAAAAGTGACCACATTGACATTGTCTGATACACAGAATTTGCAGATTACCAATGAGAACTTAGGGGTAGATGCATTTGCATATCGCAAGATTTATGTACGCTGTTCCGATGAAGATTTAAATGTGTGGCGTTTGGTGGCTGACAGCAGCGGACAATCCACTACTATTGCCCCGAACATATCAACAGTCCGCAATTACGATGTGTCGTTGTCCAGCTTACAGTCGCAGACATGGGAGCAAAACAATCCACGCTTTACATATCCCGATGGTTGCACACAGCGTGTCCGTTTGTATCCCCGTCAAGATGCCGACTATGACATGACCGTGCGCTACATGTATCGACCACCACGACTGGTTGAAGATCACGACACGCCTGAGTTTCCCAATGCTCACCATCTTGTTCTGGCTTACATGGCCCTTGAGCAGATATACATGAAAACAGATAACTTGACACAATCCAACATGTACAAGATGAAAGCCGACAGCGAAGTCGTCAAGATGGAGAAGCGGTACTTGACACAGGCTCCAAAGCGTTGGGTTAAACAGTTTATGCCTGATGGACAGACTGATGCACAGCCCATCTATACTGCGTTGAGGCATACACCATGAAGAACCGTGTCGTCAGCATCCAAGCACTTGGCGGCATGAATCAGCTTTTGCCACAGCCAGAGATTGATGCTTCTGAGATAACAAACTGGACTGTTGATGAAAACAGTGGTGGCTGGACCACACGCTGGGGATATGAGCGGTACAATCCGGTGCCGACCAATGGCTTTAATCCGTTTCAGACATTGCTGCGTATTGACAGCGTCTATATTCATAGCCGTAGAAATCGGGCAATGGAGGTCGTGCTGCTCACTTCTCAGGGCACTTTGTACTATGTCAATGATTCGACAGGTACAATGACGCTGACGCCTCTCCAGTCAGGCCGCAATGTACCGGCCAACAATGAGCTGCCAACACAGTACATACCTTATGGGAAGTTTACCATTATTGTCAATGGTCAGGATGAACCATTGAAATTCGATGGGTGGCCTGTTGATCGAAGCAGTTTTGCCAATACCCCATTGTACACACCACTTGGTTTTCCGCAGCGACCACAGGCCCCATCGGTATGGCAGGTCAATCCAGCATACGATACGGCCAATGATGGGGTAAGCATTTCGATTTGGTTTCAGCGCACGGCTGGTCGAGGGCTGGGTTTGCCTGCTGTAACCAATGACAAAGAGAACCGTTTTAAATACAAGGTCAGCTTTATCTCAGAAACAGGAAGCGAAAGCCCATTATCTGATGCATCTGAAACAGTATCGTGGACAAGCGATCATGCCACATATCCAGAGCTTCGATATGCTGTTGCGATTGAGATACCAACAGGAGGCGATAATGTCGTTGCCAGAAACATCTATAGAACCAAAAACTTTAGCAGTGATGCGGGCAATGACCAGACATTTTATTATGTCGATACAATACCTAATAATGTCGATCAGCTTTATTACGATAGCACTTCTTCTGGTGCGCTTGGCAGTGTAGCCCCAAATGATTTACAGAGCGTTGTATTCCCAGCCCCTAGAGCCACAGTCGGTGTGGATTTTCAGGGTTGTTTATTCCTGAATGGCGGATCAACTGATGCGCATACCTTGTACTTCAGCAATCCATTGAAGCCGGACCAGTTTGGGGCTTTTGATTTTATTACTGTGGGTAACTCAGAGGGCGGTGGTATTACTGGGCTGCATACCTATTACAGCACGCTGCTTGTATTCCGAGAGCAGTCCATTGATGTGGTGACTGGCTCTTATCCTAACTTCCAGCTGACTCAAGTAAGCCGCAATGTGGGAACGGTAGCCACCAATACTATTACGACCATACCACAAGTCGGTGTTGTGTTCTTGGCCGAAGATGGTGTGTATCTGTTTACTGGTGGTGGGGCTGGCGTATACGGTGGAGCAGTCGCCAATATACAAAAGCTAAGCTCACCTGTTCATCGTACTATAAAGTCGATCAATAAAGCCGTGCTAAGTCGTGCAGTCGCAT